TCTTTTGTTTTCTTGTCCTTGACAGGCTTGCCCTTGTCATCAAAATAACCTTCTAGCGTGATCAATTGGTTAGCGACACCGTTATATTGCTTCACGTTCCCACTAATCAATTGAACATAGTCTGTGTCGCTACTGATGATATAATGTTCATCGTTGGGATGTAGATATACAAATCGTGCTATAAGGTCGTCTGCCTCAGCACGTTCATGTCTGAGTACGCTAACGTTAGTCTTCTCACGAAGGAACGTAGTGAACATATCATACGTTTCCCAAAACATCTTGTTTTCTTCTTGCTCTGCTTCTGTGAGTGATGCTTCAGCAACTTTACGATGTGCCTTGTAAGGTGCATATACATCCTTGCGCCACGATCTACCTTCAAGACAGAATACAACGTGGTCGACGCCATACTTACGCACAACTTGATTTACACTAGCAAGTGTCAAGTGTAGTGCCATGCCGATCTTTTCCCAAGTATCGCTGTTGCGACTTGCGATGTGACGGGCACGGAAGAACGTATTAGCAGTATCGATCAGAGCATATTTCACAAGTACACCTATTTAGTAGAATAATATACGTATATTATACTAGGTGTTTGCGAATATGTCAACTAACTTAGGTACAGCCTTTACCCAAAGTTAAACAACATGATACCTGTGGGTTCGACTTTGTTTTTGGACAGTACCATTATGCTTTCATCTGTATTCAGATTTGATTTGGCACTAGGTCGTACCTTATTCTTAAGGTCAGTGGTCTGTATATGATGATAGCCCAAACTTTTTGCCAAGGATAAAGTATCCTCGTACAATTTATAATTTGAAAAATTCTTTATGTTAACTAGCAATTTACCTTCAGCAATTAGATATTTGTTGATGTTCACCAATGTGGGCTTAAGATAATTGTCTAGCCATTGTTGATAAGTAGTTCCGGGTTTATACGATTGATTACCTACCCTATAATCTTCAAGATTAAAATATGGAGGACTACTAAAAGCCAATCCAATTGTGTTCTCCCATTCAGGCACATACACCTCACTACCCTGGCATCGTATGTCGTATTTGCTATCTGTTAGGTTGGCTGTATCATAATCCTTTGCCATTTCAAATAATCTGTCAACCAACAAGTTATTAGGATCTGTCCCATAATACTCTACTTTATTTTTGATTGCGCTTAGTAATCTTACACCCCAACCACAACTAAAATCATAATACTTGTTATTCACATTGTAATATTTCAATATGTGGTCGACAGTCTGCATTGGAAAGTTGCTCGGTTTCATAGCAACTCCCCCACCAGAAATTCTTAACGCCGTCTCTAAATTTTGTATATCAGTATTTGTTTTTGGATACACTTTTTCACTGGCTAATGTGCGGCTATAAAAATATCTTATCAGATCATTTGACTCAAATACCTCTTCTATGCTCCAGCGAGGGGTTTCAAGTTTTACTTTTGCCATCAAATCTTTATAGTAATAGTTGGCTATATCACCTATCGCAGTACCACCGCGCTTTACGCTTTTCAAATTTTCTTTTACGAGGTTGTAGTCGGGTTTAGTATAATACTGTTGTTTTAATTCAATACACTTTTCAACAGGCAGGTCATAATAATGGTCGGTGTACAAAACCTTACCAAGATGTTCAATGGTATATTTTTTCTTAGTGGTTTTAGCCACGATACTTTTATATTATCAACTAACTTCGGTACGCCCGTTACCCAAATCGCGCTGATTGACAACACGCATGTCATTTCTACGCTTGTCCGGATCAGCTATCTCTTGTTCGTACATCTCAAGTGCGATGTTACGGCAGACTGTTTGGAACCAGCGATCCACGATCTCATTGTCAGTGTCAGTCTCGCTTTTCTTATATCCTGATTTAATCAGGTTAAGAAGGAACTTGTCGTTCCAATCCAATTCAAAAGCGCCATTGTTGATATTATTAGGGTCTATGTCTACCCTGTTGATAGCAATATAGGGCTCACCATCTTTAGTAGCCTGTTCTTTAGGGCTGAGTTTCTTTTCAGCCTTTTCTTTTTTTGGTTTAGGAGGATCCTCGCTCGGAAGATCAGACCTTGGTCCTTGTTCTTTTTTCGCCTCTAACCCAAAAACTTTTTTTATTTTGTCGAACATGCTTTACCTTTATTGATGGCCTCACGTATGGAATTAACCATGACACTTTCGAGGTCTACATTATACTTAGTCGTGTCTGTGACGTACCCAGATATTTCTGTGATATCACTGGACTTTAACTTAAGGTCAAATCCATCGCCGGTCTTGACTAAGTTCTTTACTACAGTGTCACGGTTAACAATGAACGAACCATCGTTACGCAATACTAAAGTAATGTCACATATCAAACTAGGATCCAAAGTGTCTTTGTTGTTAGTACCATTACTATTGGTAAACTTAACAATAAAAGTTTTGCGCAGTGAACCATTTTGTTTGTACATGCTTTGGCTCAACTGACTTTTAAGTTCCATAGTGATCTTATGTTTATTCCAATAAAAATCTTTATGGTCCTCACGCAAACAGTCTAGTGTACCATCCTGAGAAGCAATGAGTTCTTCACAAACAAACCCCTTCATGAATCTAAGTTGTTTGTTGTTCAGTTGCTCTAGACTATTGCCGAAACTGGTAATGAAATTCCAGTCGTACTTCTTAAGATCATTGATTATTTGTTGCATAGTCGTGTAGTTTAAAACTTGCAAGATTCTTAGCCTTGCTTTCGCACATTATATCAGCCCATGATCTATGTGACAAAGCCCAGTCGTTGACTGCTTGATTCCAGTAGTAGTCGCTGTGCGCACGTAACTTCTGTTTATTGTGTCCTGATTCTAGTAGTGTAGTCAAGCAGGGACGGCTGACAGTGCAGGCACCAGGTAGATGCTCTTCTCTTGAAACACTATAGTGTATGACAGGGCGCACACCGCGCCAACTATCAATAACCATATCAATGCGTGGGTCAGATTCTTCAATGTATTCTCCAGTCTTAATCCAATGATGATGAATGTCTAGCACCAAAGCGAGATCGTTTGCGAGTTCGAGGGTTGAGTCGAGTCCCCACGACATTTCTTCGTTTTCGATTGTGATGGCATTTCGTGCTTCGGGGCTGAGTCTTGAGATAACTCTTTTGATACCGTCGGGGCCTTGGCGACCACTGATGTGGACATTGATCTTGATGTCCTGAAATTGTTTACCGTACCCCATCCAACGGGCCATATCCACATGATATTCAAACTCCTCTATACTCTTATTTACTACCTCAGGACGATCACTAGCCAAAACGACAAACTGATCGGGATGAAACGATAGTCGAACATCGTTTGCTCTAGCAGTCTCACCGATAGGAGCCATCCAGCGTTCTAGACTATCACGCACATCCTGCCGCTGCCAGAAAGGCTTGTACTCATCCATAGTATAGAATGATAGCATATCACTAGTGATACGCAACATACGTAATTCATTGGGTAATTCTGCAACTTTTTTGACAAGTGCATGAGTATTAAGAATGTTGCGTTTCGCTACATCCATGATTTTATCTTCGACAACTTGACGGCTACTTTGACGCTTTGCCCATGCGTAAGTAGTGCCACCTGTGTTCAGGCCCTCGGTGCTAGCGATCTCACCCTTTTTATTGATTTCTGCCCATTTGCAAGCGAAACCAATACGCTGAATGTCTGAGTTAAATGTCATAGTGATAAATATTACTATAATTGTTTAGGAATGTCAACATGAATTTTAGAAAACTCATCAAATTGGTAACCGAGGGCGTAAGCCCATTTAGCAAAGACCTCAAAGTCATGAGCCTTGACCAATTCGTGGATAGCGAAGGTAAGGGCAAAGATGATGTCGATGAAGAGAAATTGAGTGGTGTCACAAGCCGTAAGTTTGATAAAGATGAGTTGACATCATATCTTGACAGAATTATTGGTAAAAGTAAAGAGAAACAGGACAAATTCCAAAGACCATATATCCATAGTGGTAATATCCCAATCGTGAACGATGAGGGTAAGAAATATGACCTAGATGCCCTTCGCAAGACATTTACTGAACGCCCAACTAAGATTCTCAAACAAAATGAAAAGATGCAACATAGTGATGGCACAAGTAGCATTTTCTTCAACGTTGGATTACCTGCGCTAAAAGGTCTTGCTGTTGATGAAGATACCGGAGAATTTATCGTAATCGATACTTGCCCTGGTGCTGGTGCATGTAAGACATTCTGCTAT